CTTGTTAGTTTTTAATCTATATGAAATTGTACCGGGAGATACATTCATACTCTTTGCTGCTTCACTACATGAAGCATATATTTTATTAAATATTATAATCATTTTTTCTGTCCCAGAAGATTTACCAATACCACATTGGTTGCTGTGCCATCTCTCTGGTTATCTCCTATTATTGACCAATTATTTCAGAGAATTCAACATCGCTACGAGTAGCAATGAAACTCAATGTAATAAAGTTAATTGAACGGGCAGGTTTGATATAGATATCAGCAACAAACTGATTTGTATCTATAATTTGACCTGTGTTATTTGTGCCATCACAAACGACAGCAAAATCTGTAATACCTCTACGACCTTTTACATCTCGCAAGAACGGTTCTACCATATTTCGAAATTGAGCTCTGGTGAAATCGTCATTGAATTCAAATAGTTGATATTTAGCTGCAGTTGCAATTGCTTTTTCTAAGACAATAAACAATCTGCGAACATTGATTCTATCAAATGAAGATGGTTTTGCTTGAGCAGTTTTATCACCAAAAAGCAATTTGCCTTGACCAGGAAACGCAACAAGAGGATTAATTCTTGCTTTATAGAGTGTATCTCTATCTGCTTGATCTGGATTGAAAGCTAATTTAGTAACATTTCTCAATTGTCCACGATCATATCCTGCTGGTGAATACCATGGATCTGCAATTTTGTCTGTGTTTGCACAAAGACCTGCCATATGTCCTGCAGCAGGAATCCATCTAAAAGTATCATTATATTTATCATACATGTATAATGCAGATGAATCTATGAATCCATATGAAGATGAAGTTAATTGATCTGCCCATGCTTTGACTTCAACTGCAGGTGAAGTTTCATTAACAGTATCTTCTATTGGAGGTGAAAGAAAAGCTACACAATCTTTTCTAGTTTGTGCTATGTTTATTATATAGTTGGCAAGAGCTGTGTCACTACCGGGATCACCTGAAATGGCAGTGTTTGCTCCGGGCACTGTGAATAATAGATTAACATCTATTGTTGCTGAATCTGCAAACATATCAAATCCAAGCTGCATTTCACCAAGAGTGGGAGCATTATCATCTGTGCCACCCGATAGTGAAGTATCAATCACAGCAGTTGTGATAGAGCTCATAAAATCACCTGCAACTGCAAGGGTTGTAGATGATGCATTTGTTAAAGTAGAATCATCATCACCCCACCAAACATATTTAGAACTATTTAATACTGTTTTATAATAGTTACTGCTTCCATCAGCATTTTTAGCATCAGATGCTTGTGATACACCAGGAAATATGTCTAATACAGTACCTGGAGTTCCAGTCCATTCTCCATCTTCATCGACAACAACAACATGCATCTCATCGTTACTACAACTTTTATCAGAAGCAAATGTAGAAGTTGTTGGTGCATTGTCAAAATTATCTTCATATGCCCATGCAGCAAATACTGCAGCGTCTCCGGCAGGACATACTGAAACTTTTAAAGAGTTTCCCAGAAGACCTGGATATTTTGCTATCCAATCATCTGTTAAACTTAGTGTAGGATCTTCATAATGATCCTTGTTCTTTACTAATACACCAGTTCCTGATGCAGTAGCATTAAGGTTAGTAGTAGCTACACGAACTACCTTAAGTGCATTCGAATATTTTAAAAATGATGCTGCGGTCCAAAAGAAGGATGCAGTGTTATCATCGGGCCCGCCGAAAGTTGATGCTAGTTCTTTTTCAGAACTGACCATTGTAACTTCACTAACGGGTCCCCAGTTAAAGGCTCCAGCTGTCGCACCTAAAGAGGTGGATATTGCTGGTACCACATTGCTCAGATCAATTTCCTTGATCTCAACACCTGGTGATACTTGAAATCCCATGTTTTTCTCCAAAAATTAATTTATGTTAAGTTTTTCATAATACGATTATTGTTCACAGTAATATTTATAATTATTAGTATTTATAACTTCCATGGATCTTCATAATGTGTTTCTGACCCATCATCAATGATACCCACGGGTGTTAAATTTTCTTCTGCATATCTCACTCGTTCTGAATATAATAATGTTTTTATATCTAGGTTTGTCAATTCATTAAAAAATGGAGTAGATGTAAACCAACCAAATAGTACCAAGTTCATAACAAGATCGTCATGATTACCATTTGTAGCTTCATAGGAAGTACCAGACACTTCAAATGTAGAACATTCAATAATAGTATTAGAGTCGATAACCTTTAATTTATTTTCTTCCATCAAATCTTTTAGCATTGAACAACCAATTCTTTTTGTTTTTTTGGTCATTGTCACCCCAATTCCAGAAGATTTTATCATAGATTCTACATATGTGTTTTCATACTCCCAGTCATAATATAATCCATTACATACTATTACACCTGAATCATTGTTTTCTATCAGAACATAAGCTGAATTATACATCACGGCATATTTGTGTATAGTGTCAGGGAATAACATAGGAGATATAAGATTATCACGAAAAGTGCAAACCTGTTCAAATATTTCTGTAGACACATCAATGATATTGAAAGTCGAATAATCTTGACCACGTCCCTTAGACACATCAACACACATTATATAATTATGATTCTCAACGGGTTCTGCATAGATGTTTATACTATCATCACATGTTATAGGTTCTTTTGCCTGGAGCCCCAGAAGACAATCAGATGATATAAGAGTGGTACCTCTACCTACAAATGAGTTACCGAACTCTTGTAAAAATTGTAGTTTGGAAGTGTTAGATATTGTTTCTTCTTTCCACTTGTCATCCCTGCCCGGAACATCCCACCAATCAACTCTGAATGGTTTAAATTGGTTAGTCTCCTGTTTTGCACCTTCCCATAGTTTATGAAAAACATTACCCACTCCATTAGCTGTTGATGTTATGATAACTCTGGTGGTCTCACCAGATGATACTACTGGATATGTTGACGTATAAAATGTTGCATCATTCTCTACAAATGCAAACTCATCAAGAAATAGGAGGGATACTGATAAACCCCTGATTGATGAACCAGATGTGGCAGCTGCAATAATTCTAGAATTATTAGAGAATTCAATCGATCCTTTGTTTAATGTTTTACATCCGGGCTGAAGAAAGAATGGTAGATTCTCAAGCATCAAGGTCACTCTGGATAACATTTCCCGAGCAGTAGCACCTTTATTTGCAATAATAGCTATTGTTTTCTCTGGATTAAATACTGCAAACCATAGTAGATATGCAACAGAAGATATTGATTTTCCTGATTGTCTACATGCCAATACTATTGAAAATCTATTTGTATTGAAATGATTGAACATTTCTTCTTGATATGAATACAAGTCAAAAGGCACTAGGCCTCTATCAAGGGAAATAACTTTGAGATATGTTTTTGCAAAATGTACTGGATCTTTCATGCATTTTGCATACTCTTTTATATTTTCAGAGTTCCAACTTTCCTGTATTCCATCTCGTTTTACATTAGGATTACCAAGATAACCAGTATCAGGATTCTTGTATAGGAGCTGGTGATTTTCCTGTTGTATCATTATATGTAGATCCCTCTTTCATTTTCTCTAGTAACATTCGTTGGATATCTGTAGTAGAACCAACATATACATTATTTTGTGTCATAGAATTTGGCATAGAATTACCTTTTTCCAATTCCCGCTTCTTTTTCTGAAGATCAATCAATTTCTCTGCAATTTCTGCATTTTGTTTTATCATATTGGATAAAACTTCAAATGCACGAGGATGTTCTGATTCTGCTGCAACAGTCATCATCAATTCAAGAGCATCATCTCCCTTTTCTGATAGCTCATAATATTTGTCACGGACAAACTTATAATCATCATCACTCTCTTTTACACTAGCGAGACTTTTATCCATTATATGTATCATCGTCTATGAGGTCTATACCTTCAACAAGTGTTCCTGATGACTGATCAGCAGTTAACTCCTCAATGAAACCATAGGTATCCGAATCATTAATATCAATTGTTGCTTTTGTAATAAATCCTTGAGTTGATACCGGACCATAAAAACGAACACGAGCAGTAAAATCCAGAGAGTAAATTATAGCCCTTCTTGTCATATAATCCCCTGTATAATCATCTTCCAGTATGATAGAGTTCAGAACAATAGGTATATCTCCTGTCACATCCATTTCAGGTATTTCTTTGATGGTGATAGTAAATTCTGGCTGAAAGTATGGCATTATCTGTTCAACTATCTGCAGAGCATCATCTTGATTTTTTGCTATTACTGATAATTGAATTCCCATTCTGTATGGTGCATTTGTATACAGAATCTTTTTATTAGTTGCTGTGTTGGTTTTAGTTATCTTGTTTAATTTATTTATTTGAGATGTAGAATCATAATCCAGAGATGTTATTTCAAATGACATTCTGGGCAATTTAATAGCTACTCCTGTAGCATCAAAATTAGGTGAATCTTCTAGTCGTGCAAGAAATTTATGTCTAGGGCCATATGCCAATGGTACTCTGGTTATTTGTCTAACTTCACCATCACCATCTTTTCTTACTACTTTGATATCATTGAATAGGGTACCAAATGCAGATATTGTTTTTCTTATAGATGCATGATAAAAATGATCATTAAACATTATGTTATATCTCCAAAGGGATTAGATTCTGAAAAATCTATTATAGAATCTGCAGCCTGTTCGAACACTTGATTCGCTGCAAATGAATCAGATGGAAATGCAGGACTTGTTATCGGTGAATTGATATCATTCACTGATACTGGTGACCATACTGCACCTGATGATATACCCTGAATAGTACCTATCGTATTGAAATTGTGATATTCTCCATCTGTTGTAGCCCAATCTGCAATAAAGAGTTTAGACGATGTGGAATCTATAATTTCTCTGGTTATTAATCTACCTGTTATATATTCACCAGAACCAGGAGTGGTTTCTTGTTGAATGCTCTCGTTGATAGCGAAGTCTATTCCATTAGAGTTATTAATAACTATCGCTACTTGCATAGCTAATTCAGAATTAACAACATCAATATCTGGATTCCCAGTATTAATTGTTTCTCCAGAATACTCAAATATTTCACATTGGATTGAATATGTAGGCAAGTTAGATAATTGATAGAATGGTGATTCATTTTCAACAAATCTTACTTCAAATAATGATTGTGATAATGGAAGATATATAAGATCACCTTCGGCTGGCCTTTCAGTAACTATTCCATTACCTCCTGAACCAACCAATTGTTCCCATCTTCTCTTAGATACTATAAAAGTTGCTTGATCTCTAAGCTCTATACCAAATTTAGATAATAACTCTCCGTCTCCATCAAAACCTTGAGTATTTTCTATGTACATTTCCACCATATAAGTAGAATTAAAATTAGACTCAATATCCTCATTAAGAATATTATCAACCGAAACAATTTCTCTAGGTAGATAGTAGATATCTTGACCGTACATCTTAAGAGATTCAATGATGATATCTTCATATAACCATTGCTCCGTCTTTACTTTAGGAGAAAAATAAACACTTGTTGGCATGTTGTTTATCCTGTATAAAAGTCAATAGGCATTTCATAAGTCAGCTGCATACTTTCCTTTATTCGTTCGATTTCTGCAGATGCGTCATCATATATTTGTCTGCCATTTAATGTTACTCCACCAGGAAGTACCATACCATCAAACTTAATTAAGTTGGCACCCCATTGTTGTTTTATTAGTGCTGTTGCATACTCTTTCAAGAACATGTCATTATATATGTCTGTATTAGTTTGTGGATCAATTACTCTGGCGCAATCAAGTAATAGATATTCACCCACATTCATTGTTCCCCAATCCATATCAATATGAAGCGTATTCATATGTCTATTGAATCGGGTAAATTCAGAAGATCCTGTTAGTTTCATATCAAGCAAGGATGCATATTGTTGCATCATTTCATAATGCACTAGCTCGCCCAAGAAATTAGTATTACTCATATTATCCCAATGAGTTTGATATGCTCCCGAAAACATTCCAGAGTAAGATTCAGATGTTTTCGGAAATATACGGCGAACAGATATTATATTATCATTAAGTGTTATATATTTATTAGTGATATCGTCTTGAGTGACCTGATGTTTCAAATACAACTTCATTATTGCATCGGAGTTATATTCTTGATAGAATTGAAGTGCGTCATCAATTCTATCATTTACCTGATCTTCATCGACATTTATTTCTAATACAGGTGCGCCTAATTTTCTTAGACAATAATCGGTTAATGTTACTCTTGATGATGGATTTGCCATAATAGTAATCTATAGTATTAATAAGTTGTTTATATTACTATATTTATATTATGTTTTATTTCTATTTGAGCATAGCTCACAATAGTTATCCATCAGATGATCAGAAAAAGAATCAATTTCCCACTGTGTTATTCCTTTACTCATCCCTTTGATCCATTGTATGAACATATATCCCCATGTTGCTTTAGAGGAATCCACCATTCTACCTGATTCGGCAAAATATTTTAATTCACCAATATGTCTGAATCCTATTAACCTAATAGGATGTCGTGTTACAATATCATTATTATTTCTGTGCCTATAGAATTTTGGAAGGAATGCTGCCCTATAGTTTGCATTACCTACTCGAGGAGATCCATAAGTATATCCTTCATAATCTGCAGATCCAAATCTACCACCTGCAAGTGTGGCAAGAGCTGCACCCAGAGAATGACCTGCCAGATAAATATTTCTAACACTATTTCGTGTTATAACATTGCGAACTGTGATATGAGTATTATGATGCGATATCAAATCGTCCCAGATCAAGTCAAGTGCTTCTTTGAATCCGCGATGGACTTTACCCACACCCTCTTGGGATTCTATTTTTCTAAATTTAATATCAGCTTCAATATCAGATAACTGTGTTGGTTGTGTGCCCCGAAAGACATATATTAAACTTTTATCGTCCCATAAGCCATAACATTGTGTAGAACCTACATTGAAGAATTTAATATCCCATTCATCCGAGTATATAGCAGAGAATTCCTTTACATCCAGATATGAATCTCTGGACAAATTTGCAAAGAATTCTGCATTTTCGGTACTATAATCTTTGGTTAGTGTTTCCACTACTCGTCTCCGGAACATGATACTTTAATAGAGTTGGGTGATACTGCATTCGCTAATTGTTCACGCGCTAATCCTCGTGCGGATTCTGGTATTTCACAATATTTAGATACTGCATGTGATGCTGCAATTTTTGCGGTATCAAGAGTAGAGCAACCAGCTGTTATTAATGATAACAACAGTAGTAATAGTATTTTTTTCATAATTTATTTCCTGTATTTTTATTGTATATAATGTATCCAATCCATAGTGTTTGTGTAATCAATGTAATAGTGAATATAAAATTAATTACAGTATGTATGAATCCCCAATCCGTTGGAAATATAATGTGAATCCCGATTAAATACCATAATGATGTTGTAGCTATGAGCGACCATATCGGTATTCCTAATGTTTTTATAGAATCATAATTTAAATATTTCATGTTATATCATCGATTATTTATATAAAGAGTTACTTCAAAACCGAATCTTAAGTCTTTATACTTAGGTGTTTCCCACTTCATATATATTCCTCCTATTATAAAAAAATGATTGTTGGGAATACATTAGACTTCCAACAATCATTTATCGAACATTTCTACTGATCGAAGTTATATTGATACTCAATAAATAATGCATCGCCGATTTGATCACGACCCTGAAATACATCCCAAGGAGCAGACAAACTATTTTGTTGATATGCAGCAGTTACTTCATGTGTTTTAGAACCAACATATGCTGTACCAAATACTCGAGCATAATTGTTATTATTCTCAGAACCCCAGAAATCAGAGAACTGATCCATATCCTGATTCCAACGAAAACCAGCTGATTTCATTTTCAAACCAAAACTTGAATCATGATCTGCTGCCATTAGAGGGGCAGACAATAATGCAAACATCGCTACAATTAAAACTAATACTTTTTTCATTTTTTATTTCCTATATTGGTATGTTTAAAAATTCATAATATTTATACTATGTCACTAATAACTATATATACCGATATGTTTCTTTATACATACAAAGTGTAGTTAGTAAACAACATTATACACGCCTATTATAATCCTTATTCCATCCCAAAGCTTCTTTCACTATAGGTATAGATATCTTATAATCCTTATTAATAGATTTATTTATAACAGACATTAAAAGCTCTGCATCATCTTTATATAAAGTCTCGAGCACCGATACAAATATTTTCTTCTTTTCTTCAAGAAGATTCAAGTTCGGAGGGGTCTCAACATAGTTATATAGAGTTTTAGTAATATCTATAAGATTGCTTTCGAACTTCTTCTTTTTAGATTTCTTGTATTTGATACCAGACAACTCCGGAAGCCATTTTATTTTAGGATCATATGAACCTTTCAATAGAATTCTAAGCTCTGGAGAATCATGTTCCTTCAAGCGATCAATCTTCTCTGCTTTATTTTTAGCAGATTTGATATATAATACAATTTCACTTAATTTCATATATTATTCAACCTCTATTAAGTCCCAGTCTGTTGTTTCTTCGTTCCATGTGTACATCTGCCCATCGTCCGGCATCGCTACCGGAGCATCCCAAAGACA